TGGTGCTGTGGTCGAGCACTTCGACATACCGCTCGCCCGTCATCCAGTCGTACCGCTCGACCGGCGCCTCGGACGACAGCGCGATCTCGAGCGTCAGCGGCGCGTCCACGGGCGCATCGACGGCGTCGTCGCGCACCACGCGCACCACGGCCTCGCGCCGCAGCGCACCGGTGGGGTTCTCCTGCGTGCGTTCGGCGAACGGGTTCTGGCTCGCGTTGTGGCTCATGTGCTGGCTCATGCGGTCTCCCGACGAAGCGGCAACACGCGCCCCGTCTGCGTAGTGGAATCGGTCGCCGTGGCGTCCGGGTTGGCGCTCGCGTCCACGTTCACCGCGATCGCCAGCGGGATCGTCTCGAGCGACACGCCCTTGGCCTTGGCATACGCCGCCGCCTCAGCCAGTTCGTCGACGATCTCAAAGAAGTCGCGGCCCTTTTCCGCGCACACGCGCTGCGGGGACGTGAGGCCCGCGTTGATCTCCATGATCGCGGCCGTCGCGTCCTTGACCGGATCAATCCACGGCCAGCCCGTACACATCCACGTCGCGGACGCCGTCAGGGTCGCCGTGTCCATCGTCGTGACGCCCAGCGCGCCGGTGAGCGCGGCCATGCGCACCCAGTCGGCGAAAATCGGCCGGCAGAACTGCTCGACCAGCAGATCCTGCTGGTGCATCCGGCTCTGGCCCATCTCGCGCACGCGATCGGTGCGCATCGACGAGAAGTTGACCTCGGACAGATCGCCCGTGAGGCTGGCGTAGCTGCGGCCGAAGGCCCGCGCCATGCCGCGCTTCACGACTTTCATGAACGCGGAATAGTTCGCGGTCGGGTGCGTCGGCGTCCACGGCTGGAACTCGTAGCCCGCCGGCAGCGCCGTCGCTTGTCCAGGCACCGCTTCCATCACCAGCGGCACGGCGTTCCCGTCGGCGTCGAGCGCCGGCGCGAAGCCGCCGCCGTCCTTGTTGACGAAGAAGCCGCCCTGCGCCGCCGCCAACAGGCTCTGGTAGAGTTCGGCCTCGGTGTAGCGGTCGCCCAGCTTCCACGTAATCAGCGCCGGCGCAAACCACGGCACGCCGCGGACCTGACCGGGGCGGACGCGCTTGAACACGTGCAGCACGTTCTCGGCCCGCTCGATGCGCTTGGTGCGTCCCGCCAGATTCGGGTGCCGGTCCCAGAGATGGTACGCCACTGGGCGCCCGTTGGCGTCGAGTTCCACGCCCATGACGACGGCGTTGGTCGTCGCGCTGCCGGTGCGGTTCTCGCTTTCGTCGAGCTGGTCCGGGTCGATCGGGCTGATCTGATAGCCGAACGGCGCATCGGGGTTCCGCACGCGGAGCGCCAGAAACTCGCCGTCCATGATGACCGAGCGGATCATCAGCCGTTGCAGCGCCGCGAACGACTCGTAGCCGGCGGGCGTGCAGGTCTCGCGCGCGCCCCACGTGGCCCACGCCGTCTCAATCCGGTCGTTCATGGACTCCAGCAGGGCACCCCGCGGCTTACGGGCCCGGTATTGCAACCGCGCGCCCGTCGCGCCGATGATGTCGGCCTCAAAGTCCAGCAACAGCCCCGACGCTTCGCCGTTGTCGCGGCAGAGTTGGCGCGACCGTGCGCGCAGCGTCAACAGCGCGTGCCGGAGCTGCTCGTTGGGGTCGGCCAGATCGCTGAACCAGTTCGCGACGATGCGCGAGTGCTCGGCGCCGGCGTAGCGCACCGACACCTTGCCCGTCTGGACGCGGCCCGTGATCGCGGCGGCGAGATGGCGGACGCGCTGGGTTAGGTTCACGAGGTCGTCCCCACCACGTTGAAGCGGATCGGGACGCCGAACGTCGTGCCGCGCTTGGCGGCGATGGCTGCGAGCAGTTGGCTCCGCAGCGTCATGAGTTCCTTAAACGAGAACGTCATCACCTGACGCCCGGCGATCATGAACATCTTCATCTCGCCCTCGATCGTGCCCGAGAGCGCGGCCTCGACGATGGGGAGGGCCTTCTCCTCAAACGACACCGCCGCGCCGGCCGCGACCGTGGCAAGATCCGCCACGACGGTGGTCGCGCCCGTCTGTACGGTGCGCACCACGCCGCTTTCGGTGAGCCGCACGCGCCACTGGTACGTCCCGGCGGTCAGGGTCGTGGTGACGGCGCTTGACAGCGTCACGTCCCACGCCGCGCCGTTGGCGGTGCCGGTGATCGGTGTGAGCACGACCGCGCCCGCCATCGCAAACGACAGCGTGCCGCCGTCGGCCGCCGACGCATCCGCGACCGCGAGCGTCAGACGCACGGTATCGCCCGCGGTGATCGTCGCGGGCACACTGGTGAGGCGATCGGGAAGGGCCACGACGTAGAGTCGCCCGATGGGCCCTGTCATCCTACGGTACGGCGCCCCTACAACCGCCCAACGGAGGGGTTTGCTCCGCCGCCCGCTACGCGGCGCGCTCCGTGTACGCGCGACGCGACCACGGCAAGCGGAAGGCGCGCGGCTTCTTCTTGCCCGACTCTTCGAGGTAGCCGCGCTCCACCAACAGCGTCAGCATCTTGCCGACTGTGGTGTCCAGCACGCGCATCTCGTTCGCCAAGGACTCCGCTTTGACTTCCGTGAACGCCACCATGGTGAGGCGCTTGCGGATGTGCCACATCGTGAGACGCGCCGCCGGTGGCAGCGACACGTCGTCCAACGCTTGTTCGACGGCAAGGCAGTAGGTCATGGCGCTCCGTGGTGAGGGATCATCGCATCCACCCGCCCGTGCGTTTCGGCAACCACGCGCCGGTCGGCTTCGGAATGGGCGGCAGGGGCTTCTCGGTCGGCGGTTTCGGGGATTTCGTCGCCGCCCCGTCGGCGTTCACGCGCTCTACTTCCGACGCCAGCGACGCCACGGGCACCGGCCCGAGCAACAACGCCGCGTAGGCGTAGCCCTCGCAGTCGGCCACCTCGTTGCGGACGCCTGGTGTCGCTTCCCACTTCCGTTTGCGCGTTTTCTCGTCCACGCGGCGCCGCATCGAGAGCAACTGCGTCACGTAGTCGTCGTCAGCGTACTGGTTCAGGTACAGATAGCCCGGCCCCGCCTCGTCCATCGCCAGCCGGCGGTACAGGCGGTCCATGATCGCGTTCACGCCGAGGATGTAGAGCCGCCCCGGCTTGACCTTGGTCGGCTTGGACGGCACCAGCGGCGCCGTCGGGTTGCTCGAGCCTTTGATCGCGTAGACGTGGAACGCCAGCCGCGGCGCACAGTACGTGTACACGGCCTTGCTATGCGTCCCGTCGCCAGCGTCGATGGTGAGCGACCGAATCGCCATCAGGGCGCCGCTCTCGTGCGTCCACCGGCGCTGCGTGCGGTAGTCCTCAAGCCGTGCCCACCATTCCGGCTGGCTGGTGTCGCCGCGCAGGATGGTGCGCTCGATCAGCCACGACGTTTCGCCGACGCCCCACGCCCGGACCACGATCTCGCCGCGATCGTGCTGGAGATCGACGCCGGCGGTCAGGATCGCCGCGTCGCGGGGGACGTGCCACGCGATCGGGGCCAGCTCGTCGGCCGAATCGTACCGCTTCGCCCGCGCCAGCAGCGTCGACTTCACCGTCTCGGCCGTCTGGTCGCGGTACAACTCGCCCAGCGTGGTGTTGAAGAACGCCCGCAGCATCTCGGCGCGCATCGCGGGGTCGCGCTGCCCGTTCGCGGTCACGAACTCCTGCGCCACCTCCTCCCACAACGCGAACGCCGCGACCAGTCCGTGAATATGAAAGCTCCGCTTATGTGGCACCCGTGCATCAGCCGTGGCGGTCCAGCGCCCCGCGCGGAGCAGCGCCCCTTTCTCGCGCGCCGGCATCCGGTGCTCACACGCCGCGCACTCGTAGGCCACCGACGCCGGGTCCACCTTGCCCGCCGCGTCGACCTGCCACTTGAGCCGGTCGAAGTGCAGCGTCTGCCAGTGCCCGCAGTCCGCACACGGCACCTCGTAGACCTCTTGCGTGCCTTCCAAGTAGCTCGGCCAGATCAGCGACTCCTCGGCGCTGGTCGGGCTGGACACTTCCACGATCTTGCGCCGCCGCTGGAACGACCGCGTGCGGGCGCGAGCGATGGCCTTCACATCGCCCTCGGTGCCGGCCGATCGCGGGTGCCGATCCCGTTCGTCGAGCAGCACCACGCGCTTGGGGCGCATGGCGAGGCCCGAGGGCGCGTTGGCGCCCGTCATGTCGAGCTGGCCGCCAGGGTAACTGTTGTGGGTCGGGATCATCGAACGACCAGCGAGGAACAGGTGCGTCTCGTTGTCCACGGTGATGCACTGGACCGGCACCGAGGGAATAGCGTCGATCGACACGATGCGCCGAAATAGCGTGCGGGTCACCGGCTCACCTTCCGTCCGCTGCCGTGCAAGCTTCCGCGCAAGGCGAAACACGGGCATATCGACGGGCGGCGCGAAGTAGAACTGCATCGCATCGCTGCCCTGTACCCGCCCGCCGTTGATCGTAAGGTGGCACTTCCGCACCGCGCCCCTGTGCTTGATCCCGAGGCTTGAAAGCAACTCGCTGAAAGAGTCCCACAGGGCGGGGATTGTGGTCACAAACAGACAGCCGCGCCCGTCCGGAGTCACGGTCCCGTCTGTATCCATGAGCCCTTGCAGTAATGAGAGCCGTTGCGCCTTGGACGCCCGTAAATACGCGGACGGAATGTGCTTTTTCGTCGGCCCCACGCCCAACTTCTTCAGAAGGCCAAGGGAGCGGAGTTCCGACCTCAACCCAGACGTTGAAGCAACCATCTGCCCGCTGCCGCTGCACCGGTTGTTGAAGACCGGATCCACGAGAAACGAATAGGTGTCATCGTGGAGAAAGCGCTTCGCGACCGTATGCCCACACGCCTCCACGTGCTGCATCATCTCGTCTACATCGCCCCCGTGAGCGGTGATGCGCGTGCTGTCGGAGTTCCCGTCTCCAAGCCAGACCCCCAGAACGTACGGGTCGATCGGTAATTCAGCGGCATCCAGACGCAACGGCTCTGCGTTACGGATGGAATACCGATAACGGTTCCCCTGCCTCACGCGACCGGCCATCTCTTCGGTGCGGAGAACGCCTTGATGACGCACGTTCCTTGCCTTCTCTCCTATAGCCTTCTCAACCTGCCACCACTCGACCGCCCACAGATGCCCGGCGTCGGCGACAATCTCCGCACCATCCGAGAACGTGACGCAGTAGCACGCATGGTCGGTGAACACGTCAGACTTGGCGGTCACCCGACACGGCGAGCCGTCCGGGCCGAAGACGGATTCGCCCACTTGCAGCTCGCCGATAGTGCTCCACCCTTCCGGCGTAGGGATCAGAGTGTCAAGCGCCAGAGCTTTCGAGAGAATGGTGTTGTTGCTTTCCCGAGAGCGCGCCGGTGCCACCAAGGCCGACAGCGGGCCACAGTCGCGGATCATCGGCGCCACGCGGTCCTTGCTGAACGACTCGGCCGTTTCCACCGTCGGCTGCACGCACAGCATCGGCGACGGCTCCTGGTGGATGAAGTAGCCGATGGCGTTGAGGATCAGTTCCGTCTTGGCCGCTTGGCTCGGGCTGACCACCACGATCTCCTGCGTGGTCCGGTCACTCACGGCGTCCATGATCTCGGGCAGGTACGGCACCATCGCGTTGAGCCACGGCCCGTGGTTCGCCGTCGCCTCGGGACTCAGCACGCGGTACTTCTCGGCCCACTGGCTCATCGTGAGACGAGGCAGGGGCCGACAGTGCCGGCGGAACCGCTCGCGGGTGACGCGGTTGAGGGCCTCGCGCCCCAGCGCGTGCGTCATGCTGCCGCCTTCGCCGGTTCGGGCTCGTCCACCACATCCTCGTCGAACGCCGCCAGCTCGACCACGATCCGCTCGGCTTCCGTTTCCGCCGCCGTCTCGGCCTCTGGCCCCAAGTGCGCCAGCCGCACCGGCATGGCGCGCAACCGCGCCGTCAGTCGGTCCAGCACCCGCGCCAGCGCCGCCTCGTAGTCGGCCACGCTCACGACTTCGCCCCGCGCTTTCGCCACCTCGATTTCGGCCAGCTCGGCTTCGGCGTTCGCTTTGCGGGTGCGCGCCGTGTCGAGGTCGCCGGGGTTGGCGTCGACCACCGCCTTGTCCGCTTCCCGCTTCCGCAACGCGATCGCGCAGTCGGGTTGCCGGTACTCGATCTGTTTCCCCTGGCGCGTGACCAGCACCGCCGGTTCCTGCGCCCGGATGTACTGGAGCGTCCGCACCGCGAGGCCCGTCTCCTCGGCCAACTGGTTGAGGGATACCCACCGTTGGCTCATCTGGACGTACTCGACGCAATTTGTGGCAAACGCGCTGCGGTTTGGGCGAACTGTAGGGCAAGTGCAACAGATTCTGGAAAATCTGTCGTTGGCCCGTGCTCTGGGCTGCGCGGTTTCCCCGGCTGCCCCCCTAGGGGGGAGGACCCAAGTCGTTGATGCGTCACAGCTTGCGACCCGTGAACCCGGCCAGTGCCGCCTCGATGCCGGCCGTGGCCGTCCGTACGAAGCTCTCGTCAATCGCTTTCTTCGCCGTTTCGTGGAATCGCAGTCGAGCGGTGAGCCGAACGTTCGGCACGAGCTTGTACAGGAAGTCCGTACGCCATCCCACCCGACGACCCACGCCTTTTCCTTGCACGTTCTTGACCAGGAACGTGCCGTTCGCGGTCGTCACCTTTCGGACTTGCTCGCTCGCCCGCAGCGCGGCAGGACGCAGACGCTTGGGCACGACCGTCGCGTTCGTGGGCTTCACCGCCGACAGCGGGATCGCCACGTTACGGCCCGAGATCGGCGCCTTGACGCTGTTCTCCTCGAACTTGGCGAGCTGGTCTCGTGCGGGGTTCACGCCGAATCGGGCCTGCGGTCGGCTGTTGGTGGCGAAGTCCGTGCCTGAGCGGTAGATGGTGCGCTTGACGAAGTCAGGCCGTCGCAGCGTGAAGCCTGACGACAGCCGATCCTGCACGGCCTTCTGCCCATCGTCGGCCAGCTTATTGAGCGTCAGGGTCAACGCGCGAGGGGCCTTGGCCCCAATGTCCCGCAGCGCGGCCTTGATGGCGTCGACGCCTTCCACTCGGATCTTCAGGTCCATGCCCCCCCCGTTTGTTTTTTGCGACGCCGCAACGTTTTCCATTTCCCCACCGTGCGATTCACCCTCGGCGTTGAATCGCGCGCATTTAACCTCACGCGGCTGTGCGCCTGATATATCACGCCGCGGCCCTCCTCATGTTATCCACATCCACCACCAAGCGTGCCGGGCTGCCATCGTCCACGCGCTCGCAGCTCACCCGCGCCACACTGGCGTCGTCGGCGTAGGCGATGCCGCGGAGCAGGTCGAGCGCGCCCTTGATCCGGTTATCCACATCGCCCGAGCGTTGGGCGCGATACCACGTGATCGTCACGGCCAGCTCGCCGGCCAACGGGACCACGTGCCGGAAGAGCAGGGCGGCCGCCTTGGTATCCGTGGCCGCGTCTTTCGCCTTGTAGTTCCGCCCGCCGCCGACGCGCCACAGCCGGTTGGCGCTGGTCACCACCGGCAGGGTGAACCGCCAACCGCCGCCAGGGCGCATCGAGACGCTAGCGTCGGCCCACGTCAGCGGCGCGGCCTTTTTCACGGCTTTGGGGCGCGTGAGGCTACCGTGGGGTGTCTTTCGGGGTTTCGTGGCACGGTGAGGCGTTTCACGCCGTTTCACGGGCGTCATGCCGCCCTCGCCAGTCGTCGGATCTCATCGGTCAGCCCAAGCGCGTGCTGTGCCAGTGTCAGCCGATGCTCCGGTGTCTCGCCGGTGCGCAACGCCACGGCCAACTGCGCGATGGCCTTGGCGCACGCATCGGGCTTGACGAACTTCGCCCCACTCGTGCCCCGAATCGCCGAGAGGTACAGCCGCACCAGCGGAATCAACTCGGCGTCGCGGGGCAGGGCGGGTGGTCGGTCGGCTTCGGCCTTGGCAAACACGGGGCCGAACGCCTTGCGGAACTGCGCGTAATCCACGGCGCCGGCCTTCTCGAGCCACAGGTCGTACGCGGCGTTGCAGGTCTCCACGGTGAAG